TTGCAAAGAGTATGAGAAAAGCTATGAAAACACTAAACCAAAACCAGAGTACCCTGCGGTTCTTGGCGATGCTATCTATGACACTCATGTCAAACCTATTATTGACAGAGTTAAAGAAGCAATCAAACTTGATGATGTAGAGTTCTTTGATCTTAGTAATGACGATGATGATGCATTCTTTATTAATCAAAATGAATTGCATATACAGTTTGAGACAAATTGTTACGATACAAAAGAGTCTGATTTCGAAGGCTACGATGCGTTACCTTGGGACATGCAAAACTTGGTTAGAGAGTATGAGTGTAGAATTGATACACCAGAACTCACAACTGCAAATATGCCTCTTTCAGTAGAACAACCATTGCTAAAAGGTAGTTCTTATCGAAATCAAGTAGCGTTCAGTCTTTATCGAGCACCTCAAGACGAGGCAGTACTCAAAGCTCTTGATATATCTAAAAGAAGGCATGAGTATGACATTTTAAAACAAAATGAAGTTGCTAAGTTTGCTAAGATGTTGCTTCGTTTTCAAACGCTTAATCAAGCATTGAAAGCATGGCCCGGTGGTGCTTTGGCATCTATGGTGCAAAAGGTTGACCCAGATAAAATGGTCACTATTCACAAGAAAACAGAGCGTAAAGCAAAAGCTAAACAAGACAAAGGCTTTGTCGAGCAACATGCTGGCGATTTTAACTCTGTGATTCTTGGTTCAACATTACTAGGAGATGATGACTAATGGAAGATATTAAAACAGCTTTTACTCGAGCTCGTTCTTCGTTGTTGTTGAAACAACCATTCTTCGGTACGCTCTGCCTTCGCTTAGGAGCAGAGTTTACCGAAGATATTCCAACAGCAGGAACGAACGGCGAAAAGCTACTAATCAACCCCACATTCTTTCTCAAGTGTACAGCTGAGCAAAGAGTTGGTTTGCTAGCTCACGAAGTTATGCATTGTGTTTACATGCATGTGCTTCGTCTTAAAGAGCGTGACCCATTTCTTTGGAATGTGGCTGGCGACTATGTAATTAATTTAGTCGTCACCGATGCTGGCATGATACTGCCTGACGGTGGACTACTTGATGAAAAGTATCGTGATATGACTGCAGATGAGATTTACAACACTCTGCAACAAAATGGTGGTAAAGACGCGTTGCCTGATAATCTATCTGACTTTGACGGCACTTGTGTTCAACCCAATCCATCTTTGACTGACAGCGGTGCACAAAGTAAACACGAAGCAGATATGCGAGTTGCAGTGCAACAAGCAGCTGAGTCAGCTAAAGCACAAGGTAAGCTACCCGGTAGCTTGTCTAAGCTGGTTGATGACATTGTGTCACCACAAGTCAATTGGAAGCAAAAACTTGCACGATTCTTGAAGAGTAATAACAAATCAGACTACAGTTGGCAAAGACCTAATCGTAGGTTCGTTGCTGGTGGTTTGTATCTGCCTAGTTTGTACTCACCATGTATTGAAGAGATTGGTGTCATTGTTGATACCTCTGGTTCTCGTACTGATGAAGAGCTTAATCAAGATTTAGGCGAGATATCTTCTATGTTGGTTGACGCTAATGTAGAAAATGTTCGTTTTATGCAAGCAGATACAGATGTAACCGATGAGCAAACATTCACTCGTGAATCGATGCCTTTGAAAGTTACTATGAAAGGTCGTGGTGGTACAGCCTTTGGGCCAGCTGTCGCGGAAATGGCAGAAAAATATCCAAGTGTTTCTTGCCTTATTTATCTTACAGACTTGGAGGCAAACGACTTTGGAGACAAACCACATTTTCCAGTTGTTTGGATAACTAATTCAGCTACGGAGGCGCCTTATGGCGAAATTATCAAAGTCAATTAAACACATACAAAAGTATGTAAAAAACGGAGTTTTAATACTTCTTGGCACACTTGCAGTTGCTATCGTATTACAACATATTTTAACTTTCATGATGTTAGCTTTATTACTAGCTGGCATGATGTATTTATCAATGAGGTTTAATTATGCCTAGTTTATTATCAAGTATTACCACAGCTTTGTGGATACTTATCGAACTAATTCAATTTGGCTATATGGCTTACTTAGTATGGAGGGATAGAAACAATGCTAGCTATCGGAATATTCAGCGCGCTAGGTCTGCTTTTGCTAGCGCTTAAGGCAGGTGGTCGTAAGACCATCGGCCATGACATCTTTGCTGATGTGCTAATTACTGCAACACTTATGGTTGCATTTTATGGTACTTACAGTGGTATGACTGCTGCTATGGTTGGTGGTCTTACTGCTTCTCTTGTACTATATGTTATGCGTAAAACTATGGTACATGAGAAACTAAAGATTAAGTCCATAAACAAAAAAGCACTTGGGTTCAATTTTGCTGTGCCAAAGTTGAAATGGGAAACGAAACAGCCAGATTGGCGTAAGCACAATCAATACTCAGACGATCAAGGTCTGTAATGTTGAGCAATAACAATAGCCATCGAGCAAAAGTAAAACAAAAGAAAATGAGTAAATTAATTCGTAAAGCACAAGAATGGGAAGAGTGGCATGGCACTTGGCTAGAAGCCACTCTTAATGAATTCTTTGATACTTATTCTGTGCAAGTTATAAAGTCAGAAATTTTACACCATATGCTTGAAGATGAATGGGAGCACGAAGAACTTCCATTTGCTATTTTTGAATATAAAGTAAAAGACTTTTTAAAAAATAAAGCAAAAACTGGAATGTATAAAAATCCCGAAACTATACCTACTCCTGCAACTATTGATACAATGTTTCAATTAGAAATACCAATAATTGAGGAGATGTATGAAACATTTTGCGAACACTACGGAATATAAAGAATTTGCTCTTCGTATGTATAAGAAAAATTGCTCTGAACGGCGTGCCTATGGCATGGAAGTTCATCCTACTTTTCAAGCGTACGAAGAGTCCAATCGGAATTTCTTGAAAAAGAAATATCGTAACAGTTAGTTGATACAACCACCTGTGGAGCCTAGTGCGGCTAGAGGTCCGAAAGCGTATACGCCTCCTAACGATCGATGCAAGATAAGCGTTGATATACTCAACGAAACTTTAAGTTTATACTTATGATTCTAAGCGGGTTAGAGACCACGCTAACTGTTACGAACCAATTAAGGAGTAATTATGGATAATGTAAACCAACCCCCACACTACAACACCGGAGAAATCGAGTGCATACAAGCTATTCAAGCTTCTATGACCACTCGACAATTCCAAGGCTACTTGAAAGGTAACATCATAAAATATATATGGCGTTATGAATACAAGAACCAAAAAGAGGACTTGCAAAAAGCCCAATGGTATTTAGCAAGACTATTAGCAACCTATAACCATGAAGGAGAAAATCATGAGCAAAAATTACCATCGGTATAACAATCAAACTTCAAGATGGTGTGATGCAAACAATGTTCCGTATCAAAAAAACGGTTTCTTGTTTGGCCCCAACACTGTTGAAGACCAAGTAACAGGTAGTACTTTTCACACTATTAGACCTACTACTGGTTATTTACAATTACCTGAAGGTGTAAAAGCAGAACAAATATTTAACGAAGGCGATTGGTTAGTCGCTGAATACCAACAAGGTTACATTCGTTGTAAAGTCACTGGCTTTTCACCCCGTGCTGGTAATCTTATTGTTGATCGTTTTTACAATGACGCATGGAAACAGATAATACCTGACAAACCTCGTCATGTTTTCGAACGAAACATTAGTTCCATACGACAAAACGGTAACCCTTGGGGCTACGGTACAGGACATTGGCTTAGCCATTCTACAAAACCTGTAGTTGATGCCCAGCATTCAGGACATACTGTAAAACCATGGAGCTGGTTTGCTGTACCAAAAGAATCTATATTTAAACTTAATTTACTAGGAGTACAACTATGAATATATTTGCTGTAAATGACGATCCAAGAGTGGCTGCAATAGAATTGCCAGATAAACTCATACCAAAAATGATTGTGGAATCTACACAAATGTTATCAACTGCACATCGTGTGCTTGATGGCGATGCAGGAGCAGATACTAAGGGTCTATACAAAAAAGCATATGAAAACCACCCTTCATGTGTTTGGGT